GCGCTCTACAAGCAGATGCACGCCGAGGGCAAGTTCCCCGGCCACAGCACCGAGAAGTGGTCTGACATCGTTGCCAAGGCCATCAAGGACTATGGAGCCAAGTCCATCCTCGACTTCGGCAGCGGAAAGGGGATGCAGTACGACACCCTGAAGCTGCACGAGAAGTGGGGAGTCGAGAGGCCGACGCTCTACGATCCTGCCGTGCCGGGCATCGACAAGCTGCCCAACCCATTCAACACCTTCGATGGTGTCATTTGCCTTGATGTCCTTGAGCATCTCGAAGGCGATGAGCTTCGGCGTGCGATCTTTGATGCAACCATCAGGGCGCGCAAGTTCGTGATCTTCGGCATCGCTACGTTCCCGGCGAAGAAGACCCTCCCAGATGGTCGCAACGCCCATCTCACGATCTGGAACCAAGACGTCTGGACCAGCTTCATCAACAGCCATCGGTTCATGGGCGATGCTCTTGTGATGGTGCATTTCGACGGAGGCCATGATGGACGTTGATCCATTCCCCTACTGGATAGGGTTTGATGGCAGGGAGCCAGACGCCTACGATGTCTGCTCGTTCTCCTGCCAGCGAAAGAGCAGCATCCCCCTGCATGTCAGGGCTCTGCGACACAAGGAGCTTCGCAGCGCGGGATTGTTCACGCGCAGTTGGGGCGTGGACCCGATGACCGGGCAGATGTTCGACATGATCGACAAGCTGCCGTTCTCCACGGAGTTCGCGTTCACTAGGTTCCTCGTGCCGCATCTTCAGGGCTACAAGGGCTGGGCGCTCTTCACCGATTGCGATGTCTTGTGGCTGGACGACATCGGAAGCCTTGTGAAGGAGGCGGACGACAGGTTTGCGGTCATGGTTGTCAAGCAGATCCACATGCCGCAAAACCAGATCAAGATGGACGGTCAGGTCCAGAAGCCCTACCCGAGGAAGAACTGGTCGTCAGTCATCCTGTACAACTGCGGCCACCCGTCAAACAAGGTTCTAACGCGCGACTTCGTGAACAACGCAACTGGGCGCGAACTCCACACGTTCTCTTGGCTGAAGGACAGCGAGATCGGTGACCTGTCGCCGGGCTGGAACTTCCTCGTGGGCCACACCAAGCACAACGTCAAACCGCGCCTGATGCACTTCACGGATGGTGGACCATGGTTCCAGCACATGAAGGACACGCCTTTCGCGGGCTGGTGGACCACCGAGTACTACTTGATGCTCAAGCAACAGGGGAAGTACGAGTGAAGAAGATCGGAGACTGGTGGCTGCCGAGCGCAGACCAGCATTTCGTTGGCGACATCACGGGATACCAGAAGGCGTCCTACGATCTCGCGATGCAGCATGTTCGCAACTTGGGAACGGCCATTGATGTCGGCGCGCATGTCGGGATCTTTTCTCGTCGCATGGCGGAGGACTTCTCGCTTGTGCACGCGTTTGAGCCTGACTCGCACAACTACGCCTGCCTTGTTCGCAACGTCCCCGGATGGACCGTGAAGGCAACGTATGGTGCGGCGGGCGCGCAGCGTGGCATGGGGAGCGTCAGGGTGGACGCGATCTCGAACACAGGGGCGCGCGGTTTTGAGACGACCGGCATCGGTAGCGTTCCGATGTATGCCATCGACGAGTTCAAGTACGTCAACGTCGGGCTCGTGAAGATCGACACCGAAGGTTTCGAGCATCGTGTGATCGTTGGCGCTCTCGAAACCCTCAAGGTCCACAAGCCGGTCCTGATTGTCGAGCGCCCGAGCGAGGAGGCCGTAAGGGTCCTGATCCTGCTCGGGTACAGGCTTGCCGATGTCGTCGGCAAGGACAGCATCTTCGTGGAGAAGTGACATGAAAGTGATGGTTTGCTCGTCGTGGTCGCAGTCTGGGTTCGAGCTTTACGGTCGCCGCTGGCTTGAGACGGCTGGCGAGCATTGGCACCCGGACATCGACATCAATGTCATCAACGACATGCGTCTGGAGCAGGACCGTGACTTCAGGGACTTCATGGTTCGTCACGCAGCTCAGAAGCTCGATCCCAAGCAGCCCGGATACGACTACCGTCAGGATCTGCTGCGCTTTGCCCACAAGGTCTTTGCCCTGAAGCTCGCCTTGGAGGATGCCATCGAGGAGGGCCATGACTGGCTGGTCTGGCTTGACGGAGATGTGGAGACCCGCGCTCCGCTGACACCGGACTTCCTCAAGCACATCCTGCCCGAGGACAAGGACGGGGTGTTGCTGTCCCGCGCAAGGACGGCTCCGCACCCGGAATGCGGCTTCATGGCGTTCAACCTCCGTCGCAAGGGGGCTGACTTCCTCCGCAAGTTCGTCGGCATGTACGTCAAGGACGATGTCCTCAAGCTGTCTGAACTGCATGATAGCTACGTCTTCATGGTCTGCGTCATCGCGCACATGGAGAGCGAGAAGAGCGAGTGGCACGACCTTTGCCCGATTGGCGGGGGTCCGTATGGTCTGGACGCCTTCGAGGCCAGCCCTCTGGACAACGTGTTCGTCCACAAGAAGGGCAACCGCAAGGCCGGGATGACCAACGCAGAGATTGTCGAGCGTCTGCTGGGTGGTGCAAAGCCAGCCTACATCAACCCGAAAGACTTCGACGGCAGCGTCCCGGAAGATGCGGTTCCGGTGGTCGATTGCGACATGGTTCCGGTCGAGGACATTCGCCGCGCCATGTTGGCGCTTGAAGACAAGCCGTTGATTTTCATTGGCTTTTATTCGTCCGACGAGCATGGCAAGCACGTTGACACCAGCCGCTTCGGCATCAATGCGGTGCGAACTGACACGATTGCCTTCGAGTCCGTGGAGCGGGCAACTGATGGGCTCGGGTTCGTCCACGTTGCCGTGACCCGCGACTTCCCCGTGATCCCCGACGACCTTCCCGTCTTCCACCAGCGGCAGATGTCGGCAATCAAGAAGGAAGAGATCAAGTCGATCACGAACAACGCCTACCAGACCAACATGGTGGTCCAGACGCAGAACTGCGTCCCCAACGAGACCATCCACGCCAACATCAAGGCCAATCTGGAACAGGTACAAAACTGGGTGCGCTATACGAAGCACCACATGAAGCGGGCCATCATTGTCTCCGCTGGTCCGTCGCTGGACATGCCCGAGACCTTGGACGAGATCCGCCGCGAGGTGGAGGAGGGCGCGGTCCTGTTCTGCGTGAAGCACAGCCACCAGAAGCTGATTGACGCCGGTCTTATCCCGTGGGGTTGCGTCCTTCTGGACCCTCGTCCTCACGAGGGCATCAGCACCCATGGCAAGGCGAGAGCAGACCTTCTTCCGGCAGCCTATCCGGGCGTCCGGTACTTCTGCGCCTCGATGGTCGATCCCGGCGTTGTGAAGCGTCTGCTGGAAACCGGAGGCAAGGTGTACGGCTGGCATGCGGCGGTTGGGGCGGATGAGAAGGACATCCTCCCCAAGGAACATCAGAAGTTCCTGATGGGGGGAGGATCTTCGTCTGCCGGACGCGCTATGATACTGGCGTGGCAGTTCCTAGGCTTCCAGTCGATTGGGCTGTACGGCTTTGACTCCTGTCATCTGGACGAGAGCAAGCTGGACAAGTCCGCTCGGCATCAGGATGGCACCCCGAAGTACGTCCTCATGGAGGTGACCGTCGGGGGCAGGAGCCGGCAGTTCTGGACCGACAGGGATATTCTCTGTCAGGCGCAGGACTTCACCCGGTTCCTTCAGGAAAGCCCGTGGATTCAATGGGACGCCCACGGTCCCGGCATGGTGGCGTGGTTGTGGCAGAACACTCGTGGCATCATGCCAACCCTTGAGGAGACCTACACATGAACGACGACCGCAAGTGGCGAGGGGATAACGAGAAGGTCAAGCGCACCAAGCGACAGGCCCTGAATGCCCTTCTTGTCAACATTGCGGAGAGCCTTGAGGAGAAGGAGCGGGAGTCCATTGCACAGGTCTGCATGGAGGATTTTCGCTCCGACCGAGACAGTCGCACCGAGTGGGATGCGATGCATGCCGACTGGGTAGCCGTCTACAACCAGCAGGATGCGCCCTACAACCGCCCGTGGCCCGGCTCCTCGGATGAGTCGCTTGGCCTGCTGACGGAAGCCTGCAACTCGTTTCAGGCCCGCGCCTACAAGGCGTTTTTCTCGTCTCGCATGCCTGTGGCGGCTGTCTCCACGAACCCGTCCATGCCCGGTTCGTCCGAACGTGCCAAGCGGGTGAGCCAGTTCCTCCAATGGTCTCTGTTCTTCAAGGACCAGACCTACAAGGAGGACAAGGCGGCGATGCTGCTGCGCGTGGCCGTCCATGGCAGCGACTTCAGCAAGACCTACTTCGACCCGGTGATGAACCGGATCGTTACCCGTCCCGTGCGCGCGGAGGACCTCTACGTCCCCTACCACATCGGCCCTATCAACATCGAAGACGTTCACCGCAAGACGGAACTGATCCACATCCAGTTGAACGAGGGTCGCATCCGGGCGTCTGAGGGTTACTTCCTGTTCCCGCCCGAGCCCATGATGATCGGCCAGATAGAGTCCCCGATCCAGCAGCAGAACGACCGAGACGGCGGAATCCACCCGTCCTCGACACAGAGCGAGGACATGGCCCAGATCATCGAGCAGCACCGAGACCTCGACCTTGACGGCGACGGCATTGCCGAGCCCTACAAGGTCTGGGTGGATGTGACCTCGGAGAAGCTCCTACGCATCGAGGTTCGGTACGAGGTGGACGAGTTCGGTCGCCCGCTGAACGGTCGCATGCCTATCGAGGAGTACACCCACTACCGCTTTCTCGCGAACCCGGATGGCTTCTACGGCTACGGTCTCGGCTTCCTGCTGGGCAAGACCAACATCGCCATCAACAAGCTCCTGCGCCAGTTCATCGATGCCACGACCCTGTCGATCCACGGCAACATGAGCGGGTTCATCTCGGAGGCCCTGAACATCAGCAAGGGGCCGGTGAAGATCGAACTCGGCAGCCTGAAAACGGTCTCCGCGAGTACGGACGACATCCAGAAGGGCATCAAGACGCTCTCCTTCCCCGCGCCGCCTCCAACGCTCATGCAGGCCATCGCGCAGTTGGAGACCCGCGCGCAGCGCATCGGTGCGACGACTGATGCCGCAGCCGGTGACGTGAACAAGGTCTTCCAGCCCACGACCATCCAGACCATGGTCGAACAGTCGCTGGTGATGTTCACGAGCGTTCAGGAGTTCCTGCTGCATTCGTGGAGCAAGGAACTGAACAAGATTTATCGCCTGCACGGCATCTACTTCCGTGGCATCGAGGCATTCATCTCGATCAGCCCGGAAGGTCCTCAGGAGATGGTTGTGACGGAGCAGGACTTTGCTGACGACATGCTCATCATGCCAATCGCAGACCCCCGCATGATGAGCCAGCAGAGCCGCCTCCAGAAGGCCCAGTTCCTGTTTGACTTCGCAACCAAGAATCCCATCGTTGGCAACAACCCGGAAGTCCTCCTTGCGGTGTCGAGGAGGCTGCTTGAGGAGATGGAAATTGACGGCATTGACAGCATTCTTCCGCGATCTGTGGATGAACTTCCGCAACCTGCGCCAGATCCGAAGGTCATGGCGGAGCAGGCTAAGGTCGAAGTCGAGCAGCAGAAGCTCCAGCTAGAGGCGCAGAAGTTCCAGCAGGAGCTTCAGTTGGAGGCCCAGAAGATTCAGGCGTCGCAGCAGATGAAGCAGGCGTCCATGATGGGCGACCAGCAGCTTCAGCAGATGCGAATCGACAACGAGCGCGCCCTACAAGAGCTTCGCATCCAGAACGAGATGCAGATCGCGCAGATGAAGCAGGAGTTTGAGAACCTGCGGATGCAGCAAGAGCTTGCCGTGCAGCAGGCCATTGCAACCCAGAAGGCGCAAATCGAGGCCGATGCCAAGATCACCATTGCTCGGATGCAGCCGGGACCCCAAACAACTTCACCGTGAGGAGGGGCAGATGCCCAAGACGCCAGCGTGGCAGCGCAAGGAAGGCCAGAACCCGAAGGGCGGGCTGAACGCCAAGGGCCGGGCCAGCTACAAGGCCGCGACCGGCGGCACCCTCAAGCCCCCGCAGCCGGAGGGCGGAGCGAGGAAGCGGTCATTCTGCGCCCGGATGAGCGGCATGAAGAAGAAGCTGACCTCGGCCAAGACCGCCAACGACCCCAACTCCCGCATCAACAAGTCCCTCAGGGCGTGGAAGTGCTGACATGGCGAAGTCCATCCCCAAGAACCCCAAGCTCTGGTCTGCCGCCAAGGCTGCCGCCAAGGCCAAGTTCGATGTGTACCCCAGCGCCTACGCCAATGCGTGGGCCGCCAAGGAATACAAGCGCAAGGGCGGAACTTGGGGAGGCGCGGACAATCGCGTGAAGAAGAAGTGAAGGGCGGCCTTGGCAAGTGGTTTGGCGAGCGATGGGTCGATGTGAAGACCGGCAAGCCGTGCGGGCGTAGCGGCGCGGAGAAGTCCAAGCGGGGTTATCCTGCTTGCCGTCCCGCAGCCGCTGCGGCAAGGATGACTCCCGCCCAGAAGGCTTCGATGGCTGCCAAGAAGACCGGTCCTGCGCGCAAGAACTGGCCCGTCACTCCATCTGGACGCAAGCGGTGATCCACAACATCGACCCCGACGAGATCGAGAACTGGCGGCGGCACCCCGTCACACAGTTCCTGCTTCAGGAGATCCGAAAGCAGAACGTGAACCACCGATACCGAGTTGCCAGCGATCTCCTCACGCTTGGCCGGGCGCAGGGCTTTGACGAGGCCCTTGCGTTGATGGGTAGGTTGCTGAACTCGCCAGATCCGATAGGCTGACCGTAACCCGGAGGCCGACATGATCCGACGCCAGAACCGCATGAAGACCAGCCAGATCGACGCCGCGATGGAGATGCTTCGCAGCAAGGGTCGCAATGGCGACACGGAACTGGCCCATGTGAACCCGCGCGAGAAGGCCATTCTTAAGGCCCTCGGTGGTGCCGGTAGCCGGAACCCGCGCACGGGACTGCGGGAGTATTACGAGGCCGGAGTTGATGTGGGCGGTGGAGACCAATCTCCGGCCGCTCAGGGCGACCTTGGGCTTGGGACTGGTCCCTCATTCGGAAATGAAAGTGGTCAGGGAGGGGGCCAGATTGCTGACCTTTCCCAGCAGGATCAGGAGGCAATCGGGCGCGGCGGCTTGATTGCGGGGCAGAATGAGGTTGCCCTATCTGGTCTTGGTGCTGTGGGACGCGGCATGGGGCGCGCACTTGATAGTGGTGATTTCGCTCCGGGGGCTGGATTGTTCTCCCTTGTCGGGGCTGGGATGGCCGAACTTGGAAGGCAGGCCAGATCTGCTTACGGCCCTGACTTTGTTGCTGATCCAACCTTTGAGGGAGGTCGCCAGCGGGAAGCGTTTATGGGTGGCCCAGATTTCCCCGGCAACCGTGCTGGAGGTGGCGACAGCCTCGCTATGGCCCTTGGTGCCATTCCTGTCTCCGCGCCAACGCCCCGCTACCTTCGCGGCGGAGAGATGGCTGCCCCGCAGGAAATCTCGTCTTTCATCGGCCCCGGCATGACCGATCTCCAGCAGCGGGCGCTCATCTCCACCTACGGTACTCAGGGCGTGAACAGCGCCTTCCGCACGGACCCGGTGCGCCGGTACTATGCCAACCTTCTTTCTCGTGGCCTGATCTCTGACAGGGGCACTCCCGTTCAGAATCCCTATGTCCTGCCCATCGAGCAGCAGTATGCTTCCATGGTCTTGGGCCGCCCTATGACCAACCCCTCGGATGCGGCGGCGGCCTATGAGTCCATCCGGGAACTCCTGTGAGGAGCTTGCCGTGAAGAAGAAGCCGATGAAAAAGGGCGGACGGGGCTGCTGATCAGCCTGCCAGTCTCGAACGCCCTAGGAAGGGTGGGGTCTGTTTCCCCCTCCTGTCAGACCCCCCCTTCCGCACTTTCCTCAAGTCGCTAGGTTTGCGACGGGCATCCCGCCCAAGAGGAAAGCATGAGCAAGAAACTGAAACCCTTGTTCGCAAGGGTCGTCGTCCGCGCTGAGACGCTACAGGCGTCCATCGCCACAAAGTTCTCTGGCCTGTCCAAGATGGGCTTCGAGATCCCCAAGACCGTTGAAGAGAAGATGATCCCCGACGAGGGTATCGTCATTTCCGTGGGTGAAGCCTGCGAGGTGATGAAGCCCGGTGACAGGGTCCTGTTCGGCAAGTGGGCGGCCAAGCCCATCGCCTTTGAGCCGGGCCTCTACGTCATGCAGGAAGAGGACATCATCGGAATCATCGAGGATGACGGGAAGGCGGTGGCCGCATGACCACCGAGCGCATCGGCAGCAGGGTCGAGGTGTCGGATGACGAAGTCGTCGCTCCTCAGAAGCCTGTTGCGACTCAAGCACCTTCTCCTGAACCCCGAGCCGCCCCCGCCCCCCAAGCCAAAGCGAAAGCGGAGGAGGGTGAAGAGAAAGGCACGGACTGGGTCGAGATCGAAGACCCAAAGCTGAAGGCCCGCTTCAACCGTCTCTACCGGCACACCAAGGAGGCGAACGAGCGCGCGGAGAAGACCGAGCGCCAGATCGCCCTGCTTGCCGAGCAGAACGGCAAGCTCCAGAAGGCCCTCGAAAGCATTGCTGGAGGGTTGAAGGACAAGGAGACGCAGGCAGAGCTTGCCGACCTCAAGAAGAGCGCGAAGGAAGCCCTAGCCACGGGCGACACGGAAGCCTTCATGGAGGTCAACGAGCGCCTGCTGGAGATCAAGCAGGAGGCCAAGAAGCCTGCTGATCCCCCTCCTGAGGGGGCACCTCAGATCACCGAGACCGAGAGGCAAGTCCTCAATGGCTGGCAGAACGCCAAGGGTGAGGACGGCGAGCCGCTGCGTCCATGGGCAAGCGAGGGGCATCCAGAGTTTGCCTCCATGAAGGACATCCTCAACCGTGTCGCAAACGCGCCCGGCATGCAGGATGCCCCCATCCGCGAGATCCTCCGCGAGGTGGACAAGCGCATGGCTCGCATTCTCTCTACCGACGATGAGGACGAGGACACGCCGAATACGGTGCGTCGGGCGTTTGCGTCCCCTCGCGGGCGGCCGGCACCGGCAGAGCGCCAGCAGACGAACCTGAGCAATCAGGAGCGCGTCATTGCGGAAGCGATGTTCATGGGCGGGCGCGGCTCCCTCGCCAAGACGGCGAAGGAAGCGCACGAGCTTTATCTCAAGCAGAAGCGACTGACCGGTAGGGCAGTTGCGGTGGAGGACTAATCATGGCAGACAATACTGAAATCGAGACCGGAGTCGGTGCGCTTGCGGAATCGGTGAGGGGCCGAAAGAAGGTCGCGAAGAAGGGGAACCGTAGCTGGGCTCCCGCCGCGCCACTCGGCATCAAGGCCAAGGACCCGTCCAACAGGCTTCGCTGGGTCCACGCCGAACCGGCCAACATGCTCAAGAAGCGTGCGGAAGGCTGGGAGCAGGCGAGTGTTGGGGATGCTGTCCACGACCGACCCAATGGTGTCGAGTCTGGCAGCGGGACGCCAGCCGGTGTGCTGGAGTATCGGGACATGGTCCTGATGAAGATGCCCGAAGAGATGGCTCGTGAGCGCGAGGCGTACTACCGCAACGCATCTCAGGAGCAGGTTTCGGGCCTCAAGACTCGGGCCAAAAGGGATATTCGCGCCAAGACGGGTGTGACCGTCGAAGGCGACATCACCATCGATTAACCCCTCCACAAGGAGATAACCAATGACCGACGCTCCCTATGGCCTTCAGGCCATTCGGAACAAGGCCGCTGGGAATACCCTCCGCACGAAGCTCTACCGAGTGACGGCGTCGGGTAACACTCAGGGCATCTTCATCAACGATCCCGTCCGGTTCAATTCGGCGGGTCTCGGCGTCATCCGCCTCTCGTCCAATGCTGCGGCGAACACCCGCTGCCTTGGCGTGGTCTCGGAACTGTTCGACGAGAACGGCCGTCCGCTGACGTTCAGCCAGCCGGGTCGTGGCCCCTTCCTCCCCGCTTCGACGGCGGGCTGGGCGGCAGTCTACGACAGCCAGCAGGTCACGTTCATGTGTCAGGCGGACGCCTCGGCTGCCGAGACGCTCGTCGGCCAGTACGTCTCGCTGACGGCTGCGACGAACGGCAACACGGCTGCGGGCACCTCGGTGATGCAGATCCGTGCGGCTTCCGGCGACACCTCGATCAAGACCTTTCAGGTCCTTGGTCTTGCGCCGACTGAGGCCCGTGGCCTTGGCACGGTGGCGAACAATGCGGCTTGGGGCAATGCTTACATTGACCTTGAGGTCCGCATCGCCCTCCACTCGTACACTTCCTGATAGGGAGGAGCGAACATGACGACCGGAACTGGCAATCTTCCCGAACTCCTGTGGCCCGGCATCAGCACGATCTGGGCCGACACCTACCGGCGCTATCCGCCGCTCTGGAACCGTTTCATGATCCTGCGTCGCTCGAACAAGGCGTTCGAGAAGGAGCAGGGTGTGACGGGCTTCGGCCTTGTCGGGCAGAAGGACGATGGGGATTCCGTCCCCTACGTTGACATGCTTCAGGGCTATCAGCGCGAGTACGTCAACCTGACCTACGGGCTGGGTACGACGATCACCCGCGAACTGATGGAGGACGAGCAGTACAACGTCATCAACAACGTGCCGAAGATGCTGGCTGAGTCGATGCGACAGACCGAAGAGACGGTCGCCGCGTCGGTCTTCAACCTCGGCTTCAGCACGATGTTTGGTGCCGATGGCGTCTCGTTCTTCAACTCGGCGCATCCGAACGTCCGTGGCGGTACGCAGCGCAACATCCCCGCTGTCGCCTCGGACCTCACGCAGGCGTCGCTGGAGCAGTCGTACATCGACATCCACGACTGGCGTGACGATTCGGACCTGAAGATCAACCTCATGCCGGAAAAGCTGCTGGTGGCCCCCACCAACCGCTTCGTGGCTGAGAAGATCCTCGGGACGAAGTTCGCGGTGGGTTCGGCTGACAACGACATCAATCCGATGGCGGGCCAGCTTGACCTGATCGTGAACCCGTTCCTCACGGACCCGGATGCGTGGTTCATCATCACGAACGCCAAGGCGGGCGCGACGTTCTACCGTCGTCGCAACGCCGAGATCACCCGTGACAACGAGTTTGACACGGAGATCCTGAAGACGAAGACGACGGCGCGCTTCTCCGTGGGTGCCACGGATTGGCGCTACGCCTACGCTTCGGCTGGCGCGTAAGACCGGAGACAATCCGGCTGGGACAGGGGGGCTTCGGCCCCCCTTTCTCATGGGGTACTTGTGGAGGAATCCACGGACGGTAGAGTGCCTGAAGATCAACAAAGGATCTCCCCATGACAGGCAAGACCCAGTTCATCGGCCCCGTCGCATCCGGCGTGGACAATGGAGCCCCCGCACTTTCGACCAAGGCTTTTGGTCGTTTCACGGTGTGGACGCCCCTGACGACCGTCCCCGTGACCTCGTTGCCGGTTGCCGTCCTGCCGTTTGATTCGGTCCTGCGCGAGATCAACATCTGGAAGGTTGGTGCCTTCACGGGCGAGGCGGCCATCCGCTTTGGCACGGTTGCGGGCGGCTCCGACAATCTCGGAAGCGTGTCGGTTTCGGGCAACGCTATCTATCGCCTTGCCTCGGCCACGGCCCAGACGACCCTCCCGTTCAGCCATGCTGGCGTTTCCGCCGCTGGCACCCCGATCTACCTCTCTACGGGTGCCATCTCGGGTACGTCCACGGCCCTGTCCTCGGCGGCCTTTGTGGAGGTGGTCTACACCCGAATCAGCCTTGTTGAGCGACCGGATCTTGTTGCGGCGCACAAGGGCAACGACACGGCCTATCAGGGTCCTGTCCGTTCCGGCGCGCAGGATGTTGGCATCCCGGCTCGGGCGGCTGTTGGCACCCTCAAGACTTCGCAGCAGGCCACGGCGGCCTCGTCCCCGGTCTCCGGTCAGGTCATCGGGGTGATCCCGTATGGCGGATACCTGAACGAGATCAACTTCTACTGCCGCACGGCCCCGGCTGGTGAGGCGACGGTTCGTTTTGCGATCAACGGCGAGGGTGACAACCTTGGTAGCGTCTCCGTCTCGGCGGCGGGAGTCTACTCGGTCTCCCTGACGACGGCGGTTCGCGCCACTCTCGCGCGCGGGATCAACGCCGGGTCGGCCCAGCCGGTGCGGATGTCGGTCCTCGCAGCCTCGGGCAGCGTGGCGGCCCTTCAGGGGGTCGGTGAGATCGTCTTCTCCCGCCTCGGCCAGAGCGACGGCTACCCGGGTGTCGGCCAGAAGGAGACGACCTTTCAGGGTCCGATTGCGACCGGCCAGAACCTCGGGACTTGGGGCAACAACAAGCCTGAAGTCGGTTGGGGTCGGTTCTCCAAGCTGACGACCAACATCACCTCCACGAACGGGGTGGTCTCGGGCCAGCTTGCGGGCTACCTCCCCATCGGCGCGGCACTTGTCGGCATCAACTACATTGCCGGGACGGCTGCGGCGGGTGAGGCCATCGTGCGGGCGGGTACGTCCCCCACGGTCTTCACTTCCGACACCCTCGGCAGCGTGTCCGTCTCGGCGGCTGGCGTGTATTCGGTGATCCAGTCCACGGCTGTCGGCGCATTCGACAACTCGGGCGTCAACCGAGCGAAGTCCGGTGCCACGGCGCAGGCCATCTACATCAACGTCGCTGCCGCGTCTGGCAGCATCGCGGCGCTCTCGGCCAATGCGGCAATCGAGATCGTCTACACCCGCCTCGACCCCTCGATCTACGGAGTCTGACCTATGGCTCGCCCGAAAATCTGGTCCTTTGCGATGGCGAGTGGTGAAACCACCACCGTCTACTGGCCCACGGATACTTGGATCTCCACGCAGGAGTATTCCATCGTCTTCAGGCACCCCGGTGGTACGGGTGGGTTCATGTCTGGCTGTTCTGCGGCATGGAGCATTGACCGGGTTCTCGCGACCGGCGTGGTCTCTGCTCACTTTGTGCAGATCACGGCTTTTGCCACGAACTCCCAGATCGTCCATGAAGATCCGGCCTCCTGCTTCCGGTTCGTGATTCGTGCAAGCGGCGCGGCCAATCTGGAGATCATGGCGATGCAGAGCGGGCCTGAGCGGGTGGCCTGATGGGACGGTGGACGGAGCGCAACCGCTGGCGTCGGGGCAAGTGGCTTGTCCAAGACGACGAGAGCGGCTTCGTCCACTACTCGGATCAGGTCGTCCGTCGCTGGGATGGGCTGTACGTCCGCAAGGATCAAGACGAGCCCATCGACCCGCAATGGTTCATCACCTCCGAGAACGACCCGGCACCGCTTCCGTTCGTTCGCCCTGAGGCCGCCGCTGGCCCGGCTTGCAAGACGGGTCCAGCCTACGACCCGAACAACAAGCCGATCAAGAGTTTCCCCGGCTACAACCTATACATCGGGAGCAGCATAGGGAGCATGGAGATCGAATGCTCCTTCATCGTGTTCCCCGACACAGGCCCCTATCCCCCTCGGTGACCCATGGCACAGCAAGACAAGGCAACGCTGAAGCAGGCTTTCGAGACTGGTGACGCGCCCACGGGTTCCGATTTCGAGAACCTGATCGACAGCCAGCTAAACCTTGCGGAGACCA